CAACGTACGTATACATGAGACGTTTTACTGATGTGGGAGAGTTTCACATACGAGTGAGCGATAACCTTGTGCGTGTGTTTACGCTCAAGACAATGCCGATGAAGTTAAAAGAAGTCTTAGCCATGATTCATGCGATTGACTGGCCGTGTAAGGATAGTCGGCGTGATTCTATGTCTCGCCCCGATTATGTCCCTGAACATTTCTTAGATACCGGGTGGATGACCGGCGCCCATGAATATGTGGTTTGTTTGCCCAATAGTTTTTTAGATGAACTGACCGGGAAGACTCCGGTCTAAGTAGCGTATTAGTTAATACGGTGACTCCCGAGGTCAAAGTAAAGAAGCGTGTCAAAGAGATCCTGTCGGATCTTGGCGCGTATTACACGATGCCAGTTACAGGGGGTTACGGGAACAGTGGTGTGCCCGATTTTATTATTTGTATCGCCGGGTTGTTTTATGCTATAGAGTGTAAAGCAAACGGTGGGAAGCCCACCGCACTACAGTTGAAGCACTGCGATGACATCCGAAAAGCAGGAGGGGTCGCGGTCATAGTTGATGAAACAAACGTAGAGAACCTACGCAAGGAGTTGATTAGTTATGTCCAAGAAAGAAAAGATTCTCAGCCTATTGTCGCAAGGCAAGAAGGTGAGCGAGGTAGCGAAGGCAACAAGGTCAACCACAAAGTACGTGTATTTCGTCCGGTGGACTGACCAGAAAAAGCAATCGAGGATCGTCAAAGCGGTCACGGAGATGAAGGCCACGCTCAATGCGTTGGACAAGATCAAAGACAAGCCGAAGAAAGTGATTGTGCAGCCTGACTATTTAGACAAAGCACTAACTCTCTTAAAAAACCAACAGCCCGATCTCGTGAACAGACCGCCTCACTACACAGCAGGTGGCGTCGATTTCATTGACTTTGCGGAAGCCAAAGGTCTGACCGAGAACGCTTACCTGTTCAACGTCGTGAAGTACGTTGTTCGCGCAGGGAAGAAGGTCGATGTTGATCCGGTGCAGGATCTTGAGAAAGCAGAGTTTTACCTGAAGCGCGAGATAGCCCGGAGGAAACGGGCGTGAAACCCAAGAATGAGTTTGCCTTTCCACAGTTGGAAGGTGAGCGTCTGAAGTGGTGGGGACACGGCATGACTTTGCGGGATTACTTTGCTGCCAAGGCGATGCAGGGTTACGTCATATCTCATGGCGTAGTCCTGCGTCCCGAGGAAGTCACTAAACTTGCCTATGCCACAGCGGATGCGATGCTGTCAGAGCGCGAGGTGAAGAAATGACTGAGAAAGATTATTTACCACAGTACGCTGCCGAAGCAGTGCGGGATCTGGAACTAGGCTACAAAAATGCTGTCAGGCAAGCCCAAGCGTATTACGGCGAGGATAAGAAAAAACTTCTAGCCTTTGCTGAGTCTTACAGATACATAGCGAGTTTGCTCAGGCAAGCGACACACATTGTGCTGCCGCCGAACGGCGAGATCTATAGAGATAATAAAACGACAGGGCCGAGCGACCAAGAATGTCCGTCGCTGACAGGATTACCCGCGCCTATCACATCGTTTGAATACGCATGGACTCATGATTTAGATAAAAACATTAACCCATCATACAGTCTTGATGGTTCACCGATGATTACGGAGAACCCACCGAAGCGAATCTCTTTGGTCGTTGACGGGAAACAATTAGTCGAAATAGAGGGGGAAGATAAATCTTTACCCACTAGGATTTGTTTCCTGAGTATTTGTTATCACGAAAGCGTGAAGCGGTGGAACCCCCAACCAACTAGTGTGACAGTATTTGATCCGCTCAAAGTTTATCCGATGAGTTATTCGGATGGTAGAAAAGGGTGGGGTACAACCGCAGAAGTCTACGATCTGGTCAATAACAGATACATCGAAGCGAAAGATAAAGAGATCGGTTCAGCGGTGTTCTCTGAGTTTCAGGGTGACATCAGTTTAGTCGTGCAAGCCTGTCATGCCTTACGTGTCGGTGCGGTGTTGGAGTCTCGTAAGGAAAAGTCTTATACCAAGAACCGTACGATGGATAAGCAGGGTGTGGGTGGGTTTGAGTATCACGTACTAAGACTGCCTCACGGTACGGTGAAAGAAACACTGGGTAGCCGAGAGGGAAGTGACCGAGATGGCCCAAGATATCATTTCCGAAGGGCGCACCTACGGAACCTGTCGAGCGGAGCGCAGACGTTTGTTCGATCATGTTTCGTAGGCAACCGCGAGAAGGGCGTGGTTGAGAAGAGTTATGAAATTACAAAGGGGGAAGCCGCATGATCAGGTGGATACTAGGGTTTTTCAGAAGGGCAGATGAATTTCGTAAGAGAGAATGGGCGCACGTGCCACCTCCCGCATGGGGAGCTAAACGAAGTGGGAGGGATTACTGGTGAGATCATTACAGGATATGTTCAAGGACGCACTCGCTAACATTGATGGCGACAAGTTTGACGACGCACTACCGAATCTGAACACGATCATCGAACTGCATCCGTTAGTCGTAGCGTCTTACGTACAGCGCGGTCGGGTGCATTGGGAGATGAAACGTTGGGACAAGGCTAAAGAAGATTTTAGCCGAGCCTTACAACTTGATCCTGATAGCGCAGATGCCAAGTGGACGATGGGTCTGATTGAGTTGCAGACCGGCAACTTTGAGCGCGGATGGGAGTTGTACGATGGGCGGTGGGATAGCAGCGTTTTTAATTCCCCAAAACTTAAAACCAAACTGCCTACGTGGGAATCGGGAAAAGGTTACAAGTCTGTGCTTGTATGGTGTGAGCAGGGCATTGGTGATCAGTTGCTGTATGGAAGTTTAATTGACGCACTGAAGAGTCAGACCGAGAAAGTTACGGTCATGATTGATGTTCGCATGATGGGATTGCTGCAACGACCGAATCAGCACATTACTTTCATCCCGCACAACTCCAAAGTGAATAACTCTGACTACGACTCGCAGATTGCGATTGCCAGTATCGGTAGACACTTTATTAAACGACAAGAAGACATACAGATATTTGCTGCCCCTAGATATATTGCACCTGACCCGGCGCGTATTGAACAGGTCAAGCAAGAATTAAATCTGACCGGAGAAGAATTCGTCATTGGCCTATCGTGGGCAAGCACCGCGCCCCGTATCGACAAGCACAAGAGCGTGGCGTTGGAAGAATTGCTTGGGTTGTGGGATATCCCGAATGTCAAAGTAGTCAATCTTCAGTACGGCAAACCTGATCATGACATCGAGCCGTTTGAGGAGAAGACAGGCAAGCAAGTGTGGCAGACCACCGTCAGTAACTTCTTTGACTTGGAAGGTGCGGCTGCGATCATGTCGTTGTGTAACGCGGTGGTGTCAGTCAGTAATGCGAACGTGCATATCGCAGGTGCGTTGGGAAGACCGACGTATGTACTTGACGCAAACAAACTTTGGTATTGGAATCACAAGAACGGACGCAGTAGCCTGTTTTATCCGTCAGTAAAACTATTTCCCCGCGAGGGCATGACAGTCCCGTGGACTAATCAGATTCAAGAACTTATTCAGGAGATCAGAGATGACTTCAAACGATGATGACGATGTGTCTTACCTAGACATTAAACCCGAACACGTAATACAAATGCCGCCACAAGAGAAAGTCTGGGCGCAAATTGGGGAGGATTTAAAACTTGCTCATATTGATTGGGAGATCATTACAGCGATGGCGAATCAGTTCGACGAAAACCACCGACAAGGCAAACCCAAGTCGCAAAGCGAAGTGATGAGCAAGTTATTAGTATTAGTACGCGAGGAAACATGGAAAGAGTGCGGAAAATAAAGTCACCCCTTGAGCAGCAGATACGGGATAGGATTCCAACACTTGATTACAGCATCGACGACAATGCTGTAGGTGTATTTGACGGGATGTTTTCCGAGCAGTACTGCCAGAGTTGGATTAAACATTTTGACAAAGTAGATGCAGCAGGGATGGCCTACTCTCGTGTACAAGGTATGGATCACCCATCTCATGTGATGAAAGATCAATCAATAGATTTTGCTAACTGCTCTGTTTATACAAACGATGAATTAAAAATTGAGTGCGCCGGGTTCAATGATGTGTTCTGGTCAGCGTGTTACCCACTGTATGTTGAGAAGTATTCAATCTTACAAGCATCAGCTTCGCACAAAATCTATTCGGTTAAACTTCAAAAAACCCCGCCGGGTGGTGGCTATCATATGTGGCACTACGAGTCGATGACACGGGAACGCGCGAATCGTTTATTGGTATTCATTCTGTATTTAAATGACATATCAGATGGTGGTGAAACAGAATTTCTTTATCTAGGTAAACGTGTTCAGCCTAAAGCGGGGCGACTTCTACTTTGGCCAGCCGCATTCACTCATACCCATCGTGGTAACCCTCCGTTGAAAGATAGCAAGTACGTTATGACCGGGTGGGTAGAATTTTAACGGAGTATAAAAGTAATGTTTATTTTCAAACAAAGAAAAGTGGTCGTTGATTGCTTTGTTAATCAAGCAATAATCTTAGAAGAGTGTTCAATCAAACGGTCTTCTGCATATACCCCGCAGTGGTGGAAAGACCTTGAAATAGTAGCTACTAGACCGACCGAATTTGGTATAGACGTACCTTTTCCAACAATGAAAACCTGTAGTGGATTCGTATATTTGTTTTCTAGTTCTTGGACTATTCCTCTGTGGGTAGATTTAATAGTTAAAACTACTGAAGAAGGTAGATGGAGTTACTGTGCAGCGAAGTCCACAGAAAAAATTGGTTTGGAGTTGGTGAATTCACACAACCGACAACAGTTTGGCAAAGGTTTTGAAAACCACATCCATTTAAAATTGGAATGCCCGTGGATTATTTCAGACAAAGCCGGGATAAAGTTTTTATTTGCATCAGCAGATTGGAATTTAATTTCTGAATATCCTGACCTGCGTATACCATTGGGGCTTATAAATTTTAAAGACACCGCACATCCAAATGTGAATGCGTTTGTCCCTAAAAAGAATGCTACGTATTCACTGAACGCCGGTACTCCAATGGTCTATTTGATTCCACTGACAGAGAGAAAAGTGGAGTTTAAAAACCATTTAGTAAGTGACGAAGAGTACGCCAAGATGAGTAAGTACATTACTCATCGCTCTAACAAGTTTAGAAATGGTCTTCAGAAATGGTAATTAGGGATGACACGAAGAAAAAGGAAAGAGCCTAAAGTCTATACACAAAAGTCAAGATACAACTTGGTGCTTTCGTATGAGCAGTACTTGTTCTTGTTAGAGCGTAAACGAAAAGCCAAAGAACTCGACGAACGTATGACTTACAAGGATTTGATGGTGCTGTGGAATCTGCCGCAGCATCACATGGCAACAGCAGTACACCGAGGAATTAGACAGTATGACGAACGAATCAAAGCCGAAGGTAAAGACATTAACAATCGACGACCAATCCCCGCCCGGCGCGTGGAAAGACGAGATGAAAGCTGCCCCTTGGGGCTATGGTCAAAGTCAGCAGAAGCGCGTCGAGCGATCCTTAGAGAATATACGGAGAGCGGGACTGTTCGACGAGGCTACAGTCCTCTTATTAGAGTTGAATACTTTGAAGACTGAATTGGAGTCCTTACGTGGAACTAGAAGATGATATCCTTGACTTGATTCAGGCACTTCCTGCCAACATCAACGACGCCTCTACGACGACAGAGATGAAGTTTTTGACGGTTGGTAGCGTGTTGTGGGCTTGTCGAGACGAAATTATTTACCTACGTAGAGAGGTAGCGAGGTTGAAAAATGACAGTCGCCGTAAAAGAAAGAAAGTGTACGGAGTGCAAGCGGAAGTTCGCTAGTCCGGAATCTTTTCGGTCACACAAGTACAAGTTCGGTCAGTGCCGGTCTATCGAGGCTTTGAGATTGGCAGGGTTCATAGAGACGGGTAAAGGGTGGAAATTCATTAGGGTGGTTAACACATGATTTACTCAGGCGCGGGGCCACTGCCCCGACACACATATTGCTACGTTCAGCCACACGCTTTCGGTAACGAAGATTGGCTGCGCGTGTCGTGGTTTGGTTTAGTCAGTCATCCCGGTCGTACGTGGGGATGCCATGTAATGCTTGAATGCGGAGCGGTGTACCGCAACGTGCCACTGCATCAACTGACGCACAAGATTACAACTACATCACTAGATTGGAAACCGGGCGACAGCCAGACATGGGATTGCTACGGCCATCACTTCAGCATGGTGGAGTATCCGTTTCTTGAAGGAGTGCCTTTGCGCGTTCGCTTGCGATCTAAAATAGAATTGACTGGCCGGTATATGTTTACCGCCATACCTATGCTCGATGGGTTTAGTTTAGAACCGGAGCAGTCGAAGGAGTTCTACTTCATCAAGTTGGACAACGGCAGGTTCACGGCACAGCCCACTAATCACATTCTCGTGCAGGATAAGTCTTTCATCACGGCATCCGAATGGCCTAGATTGGAACGGCAAACGGACACATGGAGCGTAGACCCATGAGTTTCGTAACACTAGATTTTGAGACGTACTATTCGCATCAGTTCAGTCTCAGTCGGATGACCACGGAAGAATACATCCGTAGTCCATTGTTTGAAGTCATCGGCGTAGCGATGAAGATCGACGATGACGAAACGCAATGGTTTAGTGGAACCAAGCAAGAGATTAAAGCATGGCTAAACCAAGTTGATTGGAGTACATCAGCCCTGCTGTGCCACAACACGCAATTCGATGGAGGGATTCTCTCCTTCATCTTTGACATCACCCCTGCGTACTATTTCGACACGCTCTGCATGGCTCGGGCTAAGCATGGCGTTGATGTAAGTGGATCTCTAGCGAATCTGGTTAAGAGGTATGGGCTAGGTGAAAAAGGTACGGAAGTTGTCGATGCCCTTGGGAAGCGTCGGCAAGACTTTGCTCCTGCTGATCTGCATCGTTATGGGGATTATTGCATTAACGATGTCAATCTTACTTTCAGGCTTTTCAACCTTTTTATCGAAGATTATTTCCCGCAGTCAGAGTTAGACCTGATCGACATGACCCTGCGGATGTACACCATCCCAACCCTCACAGTGGACGATGCGCTGCTAGTCGAGCGACTTGAAGAGATCAAGCAGGAAAAGAATGAACTCTTGGCGGGATTGAAAGGGGTACTAGACGTTGGGAGTGAGGAAGAGGTTCGGGCGAAGTTAGCCAGCAATCCGCAATTCGCTGCCATACTAAAAGAACTCGGCATCCCCGTGCCGATGAAGATTAGTCCAACAACCGGTAAGGAAACGTTTGCACTTGCTAAAAACGACGAAGGGTTTATTGAACTCTTAGAACACGAAGACCCACTTATCCAACAACTCTGCTCTGTCCGGTTGGGTACGAAGTCCACCATCGAAGAGTCGCGCATTGAACGATTCATCGGGATCGGTGCGCGTAACGGGGGCAAGGTTCCCATCCCACTGAAGTATTACGGAGCGCACACCGGGCGTTGGGCAGGATCGGACTCGGTTAATTTCCAGAACCTGCCTAGCCGTGATAAGAAAAAGAAAACACTGAAGAAGTCGATTATGGCCCCCGCAGGCCATGTCGTTATCAACTGTGACTCTTCTCAGATTGAGGCGCGTGTACTGGCTTGGCTGGCTGGACAGGATGATGTCACCGCACAGTTCGCCAAGGGTGACGATGTGTATTCGATCTTTGCTACAAAGATCTACAAGAAGCCCATCAGCAAGGCTGATCCTGTCGAGCGGTTCGTCGGTAAGACCTGCATCCTTGGACTGGGTTACGGCACAGGGGCTAAGAAGTTACAACACACACTCAAGACACAGCCGCCGGGGGCTGACCTGCCTGAAGACGAGTGCAAGCGCATCGTGAATCTGTACCGCGATTCAAACCACATGATCACGGACTTATGGCGAGATTGCGATAGTGCGCTACCGCACTTATCGTCATGGCCTGATAATTTAAAATCTTACCCCATAGGCAAGAACAAGTGTGTATGGGCTACCTCTTCGGGAATACTTCTCCCAAATAAATTGTTTATACGATACCCAGATCTCAGACTCAGCGATAAGAAATATATCTACAAGTCTCGCAAGGGCATCACGAGTATATGGGGTGGGGCGATGGTTGAGAACATCGTGCAAGCCTTGGCTCGGATTATTGTTGGTGAGCAGATGCTTAAGATACGAGAGCGGTATCGACCTGTCCTGACGGTGCATGACGCAGCGGTGATCGTCGTACCAAAAGATGAATTAAACCAAGCAGTTGCGTTTATAACTGAAGTCATGTCTACTCCCCCTAGTTGGGCTAGTGGGTTGCCTGTTGCTTGCGAGGCCAAGTACGGGGAGTCCTATGGGGATTGTTAGTGATTCAGTGGTCGTTCAGCAGTCTTAAAGACTACATAAATTGTCCGAAACAGTACTACCACACCAAGGTAGCCAAGGACTTTGTTAAGAAAACCACGGAGCAGATGCTCTATGGTACGGCTGTCCACAAGGCTTGCGAGGATTACGTCCGTGACGGGACACCACTTGCCAAGAATTATGAACGTTTTAAGCCACAGTTAGACGCGCTAATCGCGATAGCCGGCTCGCGATATTGTGAGCATGAGATGGCAATATCAAAAACTCACGAGCCATGCGCGTTTGATTCGGAGGATAGGTGGGTACGGGGTATCGTTGACTTGCTGATTGTGGACGGTGCCGATGCTTACATCGTGGACTACAAGACCGGCAGCAACCGCTACCCTGACCCGAAGCAGTTAAAGTTGATGGCCTTGATGACTTTTGCCCACTTTCCTGAAGTTGAGCGGATCAAGGCTGGCTTGTTGTTCGTGATGCACAATACTTTCGTAACTGAAGAGTATGCGAGATCTGACATAAACAAACTCTGGGAGAACTTCCTCCCGGTGCTGAGTGCAATCCAGATCTCTTACGACAACAATATGTGGATGGCAAAGCCGGGCGGTTTGTGCGGGTGGTGTCCAGTTAGTGCATGTAAGTTTTATAAGGAGCGATAGTATGAATAGAGATATTTTCGGTACAGATCCGTTTTATTTAGTTAGACAAGACGATCCCGATACGAGTCATGAAGCAGCGAGAGATGTAGATACAACCAAGTTAGAAAGAATGGTCTACGAAGCCATAAGGGGTTTCGGTGCAGACGGTTGTATTAGCGATAACGTAAGAGCGATTTACCCGACATACCCATACAGTTCAATCACGGCTAGATACAGAGCGTTGCTTGACAGGGGTATGATCATAGACACCGGCATCCGTAAGCCGGGGAAATCAGGACGCAACCAACGTGTCTTGGTAGCAACGTGTTGGATTCCAGAGGAGCAATTAAATGCCATACGTAAACAAGGCACGGCCATACAAGAAGGAATACAAGCAGCAGGTTGAGCGTGGCGAACACGAGAACCGCATGGAGCGCCAGCGTGCGAGGCGATCCTATGACAAGAAAGGTATTAGCCGAAAGGGTAAGGATATCGCCCACGTTAAGGCGCTATCCAAAGGTGGCAGTAACTCAACAGGAACTAAGTTGGAGCCACCTTCAAAAAACCGTTCTTTCCGTAGAACTTCTAGCGGTGCTATGAAATAATGCACAAGGCGTGAGTGTGCTGCTGGGGAGTTTCTACCACCCACTTCTCCCCCCAATAACCGCGCCAGTTGACGATAGGGTTCGCTACCTTGCACATTCCCCCTAGGCGTCAACCGTCTGGCCCACGTTACGGGCTTTTAGTAACAAAGGTACAGTATGCAAATAGTAGACAATGCAGCGGTGCAGATAACCGCATCCAATAATTTCGCTGCCGAAATCACAACCCGGCTAGAACGTAGCGAAATCCTCAAAGACAACAAACACAGTAAAGAAGTCCTGATCTGTTGGGATCATGGCGAGATGAAAACTCTCGCTGAATACCTAGATCGTTACCTCCCTAACCCCAACGTGCCCAAGATCCCCTCGCCCATGCAGAGGGACTACGACTGGCCGGGTTTCTACAAACCTTTCGATCACCAACGCGACACGGCAGAGTTTCTGTCCCTGCGTCAACGAGCCTTCTGCTTTAACGAGGCCGGGACAGGCAAGACATCAGCGGTGGTCTGGGCTGCTGACTACTTGATGAAACAGAACGTAATCAAGAAAGTACTAGTCATCTGCCCGTTGTCAATTATGTATTCAGCATGGCAAGCCGACATCTTTAAGACGGCAATGCACAGAACGTGTGGTGTCGCACACGGCTCATCTTCAAAGCGTAAGAAAATATTAGATGAGAACTTTGACTTTACGATTATTAACTATGACGGCACAGCGGTCGTACTAGAAGACTTACAGCAAGCCAAGTTCGATCTCATCGTGATTGACGAGGCAAACGCTTATAAAAGTCCTAGCACAAAGCGATGGAAGAACCTTGCCAAGTTGATTCAGGCAGACACATGGCTATGGATGTTGACGGGAACCCCTGCCGCACAGTCGCCGGTCGATGCGTTTGGATTAGCTAAATTGGTTAGTCCGGGGCGCGTTCCCAAGTTCTCAACCGCATGGCGTGATCGCGTCATGGTGCAGGTCAGTAAATTTAAATGGGTTCCGAAACACGTGGCTACCGACGAGGTGTACCGTGCGCTACAACCAGCGGTTCGATATACCAAGAAGGAGTGTTTAGATCTTCCAGAAATTATTTACCAAACCCGAGACGTACAACTAAGTCCACAGGCGTCTAAGTATTACCATGCGTTAAAAAAGCAATTACTGATAGAAGCAGCCGGAGAGCAAGTCTCCGCCGTCAATGCGGCAGCGGCTCTTAATAAACTTCTACAGATATCTTCAGGTGCGGTGTACACCGACAAGCATGACGTTGTGCAGTTCGACATCGCGCCACGTTTAAATGCGCTCAAAGAAGTGCTTGAAGAAACTACCAACAAGGTTGTAGTATTTGTTCCGTTCCTTCATGCTATCGACATCGTTACGGAATTCCTGACGAAAGAAGGCATAACGAACGAGGTAATAAACGGAAGTGTTTCAGCCCAGAATCGGCACGACGTTATCAACCGGTTCCAAACTGCGACAGATCCTAGAGTCCTAGTAATTCAGCCTCAATCTGCATCACACGGCGTAACGCTAACTGCTGCTGACACGGTTGTATTCTGGGCACCGGTAATGTCAGTAGAGACGTATCTACAGTGCATTGCTCGTATTGAGAGAGTAGGCCAAGTCAACAAAATGTCGGTGGTGCATCTGCGTGGATCGGAAGTTGAAAAGAAGATCTACACCATGCTCCAAGGCAAAGTTGATGACCATCAAAAGTTAGTAGACCTGTACAAGCAGGAGTTGGAGGAAGTATGAGTACAGATACAGATCAGTATGTCGAAGCGTATTTGTTAATACGCTCGGAGCGGGATAAGTTGCTCCGCGAGTATGAGGCAGCGGATGCCAAGTTGAAGGAAGACATGGCTAAGTTAGAAGCAGTCATGCTTGAGATGTGTAACGCAGTCAATGCCGATAGCATCAAGACAAAGCACGGCACGGTGATGAGGAAGTTAAACGAACGCTTCTTCTGTCAAGACTGGGAAAATTTCTACAAGTTCGTTTTAGATAACGAAGCAGTTCAGTTGCTTGAGCGGCGCATCCATCAGAGCAACTTTAAGCAGTTCCTTTCGGAGACCGCGATGGATGGTCTACCGCCGGGAGTGAATGTGATGCGTGAGTACGGTGTTTCAGTGCGTAAAGCCAGTAAGTGAGGAATTTATGAGTAACGATATCATTGCAAGTTTGAAGAGCGAACTCGCCCAGATCCAAGGCGGGGTCGATGACGATACCCGTGCAGTTGCCGGTGGCGGTGGGCTGTCTAAGCGCATCTCTATCAAGGGCGGCGTGTTCCGCAAGATGGCCGGTGGTAAGGAGATTGGCTCCATCGAAGATCGCCACATGAATGTGATCTTTGTGAAGATGGCTCACGCCCCAAGCCGCACTTACTACACGGGTGCGTACAAGGAAGGTGAGAAGATTTCTCCGGTGTGTTGGTCGTCTGATTCCAAGACGCCTGATCCGGAAGTGAAGACTCCGCAAGCCTCTGCCTGTGACAAGTGTCAGTTCTCTGTTAAGGGTTCTGGTCAAGGTGGCAGCGGCTCGGCGTGTCGTCTGTCGTGGCGTACGGCTGTGGTTCTCCCGCAAGATCCGAACGGCGATGTCATGCAGTTGGTTCTCCCGGCTACTTCCTGCTTTGGTAAGGAAGAGGGCGGTAAGTATCCGTTCCGTCCATACATTCAGATGCTTGCCAATAACAACATTTCGGCAGGTCGTGTAATCACGAAGATGCAGTTTGACACCAAGTCACCTGTACCAAAGTTGCTGTTCTCGCCTATTGGCGTTGTCCCTCAAGAGGATGCTGAGGCCGTGCAACGTCAGAAGGAGACTAAGGCAGCGGAGAACGCTGTTAAGTTGACCGTGTATCAGCAGGATGAAGGCGAAGAGACTGTGGTCGTTGCTACGGCTACGAGTGCTACGTTTAATCCGACTGAGGAGGCTGTTGCTGAACCCGTCGTTCGTGAGACCAAGAAGGCTGAACCGGCTGCGCCGTCTGGCGATGTGTCGGATGTCATCAAGAAGTGGTCTAAGAAGGGTTGATCAATGCCCCGCACGTATGGCGACAAGTTGCTACTTCAACTGCAACAGGCAGACGCTACTCTGTTAGGAGTACAACTTGGTCGCCTATGTGTTGAAGCGAACCTCCCCGTTGTATACGTAGCCGAAGCGTTGAATGTATCCCGTAATACGGTGCATTTATGGTTTAGGGGTCAGATGATGTACGAAGACAAGCGCAAGTTAGTCGAGGCTTTCATGCACCTTGTCAGGCAGGATATCGAGGCCGGTACACTCCCTGCACACAACCTTAAACAAGCGAAGGCATATATAGAGGAGATGCTTGGCCGAACTATTTGAGGTGCTACTCGTGGTTGGCGGGGTGGCTGTCGCCCCGCCTTTTTTATCTAAGTGGGTTGGTGTTCATGCGAAAACAATTTTACGAGAAAGTACTGCCCCCGCATGGCATCTACTGCGTTACCGAGATTGCTGTAGACAAGAAGGTAGTCAACCGGTTTGCAGAGAGCCTTGACGAGGTTGAGAACTTAGTTGAGCAAATAAATTCAGAAGGCAAGAACGTATTCATTGCCCTGAGTAATTTCAGCGGTCATAGTCGTATGGGCGACTATGCTGTGTCTTGTCGTTCCTTCTTTGTTGATTTAGATGTCAAGCCTGATAAGCCCGGTCATTACAGTAGTAAGGCTGAGGCAATCGAAGACCTAGATCATTTCCTGAAAGTTACGGAACTTCCCCCGCCGGTCGTCATCGACTCGGGTAACGGTATCCATGCGTATTGGCCGTTTGAAGAAGCTGTGCCGATTGCAGAGTGGAAGGCATATGCAGAGAAGTTTAAGCAACTCTGCCTAGATCATATGAAGATCGACCCGGTGGTGACGGCTGACATCACCCGGATCATGCGTTGTCCTGAGACGCTGAACTTCAAAACCGATCCTCCGAACCCTACGAAGTTCCTGACAGAAGAGATCAATCAGTATGACTTCGCTGCCTTTAAAGATTATTTAGGTGAAGTGGAGTTATCAACCGGATCAATTCTTGATCTTGTGCCGAAGGGATTGGACGACGATACCCGGCAGATAGCTAAGTTTGACAACTTTGAAGTTACCTTCCAAGACATCGCTGAGATGAGTCTGGACGGTAGTGGTTGCAACCAGATCAGGAACGCCCTGATCAACTCCAAGACCCTGCCTGAACCTGTGTGGCACTCGGCGTTGTCTATCGCACGGCACTGCACGGATTGGGAGACTGCCATCCACTTGATGTCCGAGGATTACCCCGGATATAGCCCTGAAGCCACACTTAGGAAAGCGAATGAAACGTTTGGTAAGCCGCATAGTTGCGAAATTTTCGCGCAGCGAAACCCCGGTGGATGTGACGGATGTCCTCATAAGGGACGAATCACCAACCCACTTGCCATTGGAAGGAAGTTTGTTGCAGCCCCGGCAGAGGAAGTCACCGAGGAGGTCGCAGTTCGGGTCGAAGCGAATCCCCAAGAAGTTCCGCCATTTCCTAAAGCGATCCTACCCTATGTACGAGGACGAGCCGGGGGAGTTTACTACCTACCTCCCTCCGAAGAAGACGACGATGGAGTAAAGATCCAGCCACAGCCGGTGCTGATATCGACTAATGAGTTCTTCCCCATCAAGCGTATGTACGGTGAGTCGGACGGTGAACTGTTCCTCGTTCGGATCAAACTGCCTCACGAAGTCCGTGAGAAATACATCTCGATGGGCGAGGCCCAGTCTGTTGATAGTCTGAAAGACATTCTTGGCAAGGCCGGTATCGCACCGCCGAACCAGAACCTATGGCCTAAGATCGTGGATTACATTATGAAATGGGCACACTACCTACAGAGCCAGAACGCTGCCGACAAAATCTGTCACCAGATGGGGTGGACGGAAGGCAACGAATCGTTCTTGATTGGTGAGACCGAAGTCATTGGTAACGGGGTCACTCGCAGGGCGGCATCCAGTCCCCTAATACGCGACATATCCCGCCTCATGCGTCCGAAGGGTGACTTTCAGGTTTGGAAGGACTGCATCAATCAACTGAACCGCCCCGAGTTGGAGATGCAAGCGTTCGGTTTGTTTATCTCGTTTGGCTCCCCGCTGATGCGGTTTACATCCACAAACGGTATGACGTTCTGCTTCACGGGTACGTCAGGCGCAGCCAAGTCTGGGTCGCTCTATGCAGCACTCTCTGTGTGGGGTGCGCCCAAGCCGCTGAGCGTGTACGAGTCTACGGACAACGCCTTTAACAGCCGTGCCATGTCGCTCAAGAACATCATGATGGGCATGGACGAGATTCAGGAGAAGCCGCCTGAGCAGATATCGAAGCTGATCCACCTTGTCTCGCAAGGCAAGGGCAAGATGCGTATGCAGAGTTCGATTAACGCCGAGCGTGAGCAGCAGGAGATCGCCTCCATGCTGTGCTTGATGTCGTCGAACGTCTCACTGTACGACTTGATCTTCAATAAGAAAGCTAACGCAAGTGGCGAGATTATGCGTCTCTTGGAGTACGTGCTTGTCCCGCCGTCATTCCTGACTCTTGAGGTGGGTAAAGAAATCTTCGACCCACTGCATCGTAACCACGGTCATGCCGGTGTTGCCTTCATGGATAAGCTCTTGACGATGGGCGACACGGAGATCCGTGCCCGTATTCAGAAGTGGAGTAAGCGTGTAACCGGTACGAAACTAGGTAGCAACGCAGCCTTCCGCTTCTACGAAACCGCTTTCAGTGCCATCTTTGCCGGTGCGGAGATTGCTAACGAGGCGGGTATTATTAACTTTGACATAGAAAGGATATTTGACAAAGTGATACTTGAAACAATCAAAGTCCGGGATAACACCCAGAAGAACAGCATCACAGACTATGAAGGCCTGATCGGTGAGTTCTTAAACGACCACTGGCGTAAGGGCACGTTGATCTTCGACGAAGGCCGGGTTGTGAACGAGCCGTTTGGTGAACTCGTAGCCCGTGTTGAGATCGGCAACTCGACGCAGTATGTCTCCAAGAATAAATTTAAGCAGTACCTGACCAGTCGTAGCGTAGGCACGGCTGAGTTTGAAAAAGCCTTGGAGAAATCGACCGTCAAGTTAGAGTCGAAGAAGATGCGCCTGTCTACTGGTTGGAAAGCCGGTATGACGACCCCACCTATTCATGTGTACGCATTCCAGTACGAAGTACCAAAAGAGTTGTTAGATGACAATAAAGGTAGTGGAGCCTGAGTGGATCTTCCCCTTTGAGGGTATGGCGGTTGGGGATAGTTTCTTTATCCCCACGCTGAAGATTCCAGAAATGCTGTACGTGATAGACTGCCGAGCCAAGGCCGCTCAAGTACGAGTGAAGGCTTATGCCTCGTCCAAGGAAGGACACCTCGGCGTTCGGGTCTGGCGTACCGCCTAGTCTTTCTTCTCTTCTTCTTTACTAAATATTCGCTTCAGTATCGGCGGGGGCGGTTCTTCAAACTCCTTGCTCAAGGCAGGACGCATCTTCGGCGGCGAGTAGATACCGAACGTGGACTGAGCACCGCGACTACGCCGCGTATTGTAAGAACTGATGATGCTTTCTGGCGTGATACGCATACCGTATTGTTTGACAGTCTCGTTTTCGTTGAACTTATCAATCGCAGCCTTGGCTTCCTTCTTGCCCTCATCGTCTTCGCTAATACGAGCCAAGTACATCCTATCGAGGAGAGCCTTCTTCCGGTTCTCCAGATCATTAATCTTCTTCGCCTTGTCCCCGGCGATTTCTGAACGACGCGCTACTTCAACAGGCGTAAAGCCAAGAGACTGCATAAACAGTTCATACTTGTTGAAGTCATCGTATAGAACCTTCTTATCTCTAGTCAGCGCACCTTCCGTGTAGTACCGGTACATTTTTAAGTTGTTCCGAATGAACGACGGCGTTACCGCCTCAACCGCACGGTCGTAATGACCTTCCTTGTAATCCTTATACCCTCTGAATATGCCCATAGCCGCAGCGTAGGACGGACCAAAGATCTGCTCCATCGCAAACAGAATCGGACCTACTTCCTCAATACGCTTATCGTCATCCTTCCACAGCAAGTTGGCAAAGCCAGTACGGGAGGCAACGTCTGTCATCAGGAGTTCGTTGACCGGTCCTTTATTGGCAATCGTATTTACCGAACCCCGTACAGCCGCCGCTGCACTCCACGGCTCATCTTCGTCGCCAAGAATGTCATGCAGTATGTCGGCCATCACGGTCCCGGCCCCGAAGAACGGCATTCCCTGAATACCCGCAAACGTGAAGGCCATCGCGGAGATACCCAAGAACTGCTTGGCAGCAAGTTTCTGAACTTCCCGAGTCTCGCCCTTGACTGCATCGCGCAACAACTTGGCTTGCAGATAAATCATCGTCTGGGCGAAGTTCTTGAAGGTGAATGCCACCTTACCAAACCCGCTCTGGAATACTCGCGGCGAGGTCTCGGTCAGGGTTGTACCGTGAGTATCATTAATGAAGTCGATAGCGGTGTTGATAGCTTCGTCTACCTTGCCACCATTCTTCTTCATCTCTAGGTTGAACGCCGCAATCAACGTGATTTCACGGTTGTAACGCTCAGAGTTCTGGAATACCCAACCCAGTATCTGCTCGGTCTTAGCCTTCAGACCGATGTAATCCCCCATCCCGTAGTTCTGTTTCCTGCCTTCGATAACGTCATACCCCGTCGAGCGACGGATCGCACTCTGCCGTACAGCAGCGTCGTACAACTTCTTCAGCGGAGAATTAGCCGGTAGGCCGATACCAAACGAGAAGTCAGACGGGAACCGCTTCGCCCCGCCGGGGATGTTGTCGTTATCCCAACCGCCCTTCATGTATTGTTTCTGGGCGTCAGCCATTGCTTTCGTGGCATCGACGTTGCCGTACTTACCAGCAAGCATCGGGTAGACCACCATCGGCAACTGCGTCAGGTTGATCAAGGCCGTCGAGACGTTACCAATGATGTACCAGTAGTAACTAAACGAGGAGAGCGTGTTGACCAGAGGGCTGTTGGCAGGATCACGAAGGTAATCCATCTGCAACTCTAGGTTCTGCATCAACTTGTTGATTGCAAGGTTTTTGGACTGGGCAGCGGCAGTCTTAGCCTCCTGCTCAATCTCGCTGTATACCTTGTCAATCTCAGGTATGTATTCCAGATTGGTAAGTTGATTCGCCATACGGGATGCAACCGTGGCGTAAACATTCATTAGATCAGACTCATAACCCTTGTACCCATCACGGGTACGGTACTGCTGTCGCACCGACTGAGCAGGAATTAAATCCAAATACATTTCAAACAAGGCGCGTTTAGTCGCTTGCGGAGCGCCCCGCTTATCCAACTCATCCAGAATACCAAAGAAGAAAGGCCCACCACCGGCTTGTTGAAACGCACCTTCAACACGAGCAAACTCTTGCATAGCAGTTCGAGGAATACCCGCCGCAACTGCTTCCTTGATAGCCATCTCACGTTCGCGGTTAGACTTGAACGACATAACCACGGTTTCGTTATTCTGGTCTTGGTAGCGCAGCCAGTAGTCACCCTCACGGAACAAGGGTAAGTAGACCTTCAGGCGCTTCTGCGCCATCTGCCGCTCAAGTTTACGTGCCGCACGCTTGGACAGGTTCTTTGAGATGAGCTTTAAGTACTCATCCGACATGTCCTTGTAACTCTGCAACATCTCAAAGTAGACCTTCTTCAGGTCAGCAGGCAGGGCGTTAAACTCCTTGGTGAGCGGATTGTTTGCCTCAGCCGGGTCATTAAAGTCGATACCCATGCGGCCATCAGCACCCACCAAGCGCGTGGATTCGTGCGCGATACGGTAGAAGTCATCCCGCATCTTCTGAGTCTTACCGCTGATAGCCTCGTTCCACTTACGAACATTTCTATCCAAAACTTCCTTGCGATCCTTGAGCGAACTTGCCCGTACGTTGACTACGTTGAGCAGATCACGGAGCTTTGGTAGTTCCTTCGCAAATAACTGTACCTGCTGAGGCAGGGACAGGAACGCATAGATACCCGAGCGCATATTGTCAGTAATGCGGGTCGAGTCGAGGATGTTGCGTACCGCTTCATAAACGTTGCGGGTCAGGCTAGGCAGATTCTTAACTCTGTTACCAACCGCATTCAGCATGTAGTTGGTACGCATCCCCGGCATCGTGTCGGACTTGAGCCATGCAGAGATATCTTCCGGACCCATCTTGTCCAAGAAGTCAGCCACGGCTTTGTTTGGTACGAACTTGTTTCCGGTTATCTCAGAGACAATCTTACGGATCTTACGAGCGATGTCGGCAAAGAACTTCTGCACGACAGTCATGGGCTTCTTATTAGTCGTAGCCCACTTGGATACGTTGTCAGCAAACCACTCGCTGAACGAAGTCCAGTACTCAAGATCCTCACCCGAGAATTTGTACTCAGGCGGATAAATGATGGCTTCTTGTGCCGTCACCCGATTGCGCGTAGCCCGCACCATGTCACGTGCGGTCTTGCCTTTAGTAGCCTTAAGCCACTTCTCGTACTCTTCTTGGATCGCTGCTTTAACGTCGCTTGATGCATTGTCATAAGCAGTGATCTGTACAACGTGACCCAGTTCGTGAGCAACCGTTTCGATGTTCTGCTCTAACGTCCTTGAAGAGTCGTAAACAATAATAAAGTCTTTGGTCTTGCCCCACTGTGCCGAGATACCGACCGTGCCCTTGGGACGCAGATCAGCCAAAAGACTATTGATGGCATAGTCACCGGACATCCCGTACTGGGTCTTGGCTTTGTCCATCGCGTCTGCATATGACGCTCCGGGCGGCAACATATCCTTCTTCGTTGCCAAAAATACCCGTACATCTCCCATGCCGAGCGTTTTCATCAAGCCCGACAGCAACTTCTCAAAGCGCGGATCAACGCTTTCAGATACAACTACGTTGCCCTTGGCACCTGTGAACGGACCATCAGGCTTAGGCTCAGCCTCATACGAGCGAGTGCTGTAGATAAGTTCCGCTTCACCCGCAAAAAAGTCTTCAAACTCCCGTCGCTCAGCCTCTTCAGCCGTGCGTGGACGACGCTGCTCCAGAATACGAGGAGACTTAGGCTCGAACGTACCGACGTTACCTACCGCAGACTTGATCTGGTTCGGGTCGTATACGGCAAGGTTTTTGGTGTCTAGTTCTTTTACAAAAAAACCGTCATGTCCAAGATTTTTAATGAGACGTTGAACCGGCCCTATTTCTATAACCGACCAAAGCCCTGCCTCAATTAATTTCTTAAATTGAGGGGTAGATAGCGAGTTCGCTATCATGTTTTCCGTGGCGTCGAGAGTAAATTGATTACTCATTATGACCGCTTTAACAGCCGGAGATAGTTTGTCGTACGCCTCTACAAGTGCATCAACTTGCTGCGGGTTCTGATAGTCAAACGGGTTGTCTGCCTTGATGTAGACAGGGTAAACCGGCCCGGCGTTCTCAACTTTTGAACTATAAGTAAAACCTTTAGCAAAATCAGGATCAGGTGATGCAAAAATAGCCGATGCTCTACCACGGCGGAACTGCTGAATATCCCCTGACGGAGACCCGTGGTAGTAAACAATCGGACGATCCTGAGTATCTTTGACCTTACTGCGTCCAAACCAACGCTTGAAATTAGACAGACCTTCCTGCGTCGGATAGACCGGGCGACCGTCGCTGTTTGTATCGGCAACAGATTCTTCTGCCGTGCGTTGTTTAAATGTTCGCAGTCCTGTTGATGCAGTGGTTAGCTCTTCAACCCGCTTGTTATACGCATCAAAAGCAGCGTTTTCGTATTCACTAAGTCCGTACTCTTGAAGTGTGTCTCTTACATTATCTAAGTACGCACCGATAGAATCATTTAAATCCCTAAACGAATTTTGATCGGCAAAAGCACTTGCCGCATTTCCCCTAGCAATATCTATAGCTTCTTGTTGTTTGGCTTTCCTAGCCGCAATTTCTGCCTCAACCTCATCAACGGTTAGTGCAGGCTCGACTGGTCTTTCTCCCGGAACAACATCACTAGGAGTTCGTGCAGCAGGTTCCAATCCTGCGACGGGAGTTTCCGGAGCAATTTGTCTTTGGGTAGTAAGTCCAGATGGAGGCACATTAGCGCCTCTTCCAACTGTTCCACCGACAGGCGGCTGAGTAATTGGCGGTGCTGTTGTTGCGGCTGCATCAGAGACACCCGGCGGGACAGGGGTAGTAGGAGTGACAGTGGGCTGTACATTTAGAGCTTTGGCAACGTCAGGTGAAACCCCCGCTGCCGTCACTTGGTCCTGCGTAATCGTAGGCTTAACGGGCGGCAACGTGCCATTCAGATGTTTGTAAAAAACGTCAATCTTTGTAGTAGTTCGATCAAATTCATTCTGTAAGTTGTTGCGGTATACGTCTAGCGGAATACGAGCGAGTGCAGCCTGTAGTTCAATTTGCTGCGGGTTAAAGAGGAGTTCTGCAAGCTGCTCTTGAGTGTCCTCTAACTTGTCGATTTCATCGTTGATTTGTTCGTTGTTCAGCGTCGTCACTTCATAACGAACGTTCTCAGGCGCGTCTTCAGCTGCCACTTTAGGCGGAGCATCAAGCAGTTCATCCTTCGACGCAGGTACAGCCGCCGCTGCCGGGGGAGGAGTAGGCGCAGTTGGGGGCGTAACAGTTGTAGCGGCAGGTGCAACAGGCGGTACTTCAGGCGGAGTTTCACTCGGCCCAACCAATTCACGAACACCCTGCACACCGGCACCGAGACCGCCGCCAACGATGGCTGCTTCAAGCGCAGTAAGTCCCGCAGTGCGGGGATCAAACCCTGCCTCGGTACCCGCAGTGGCACCAGCATAAGCAGCAGTTTCTTCGGTGGCTTCAGTACCTGCCTGAACCCCGGCTTCCTTACCAATACGACCGGCACGGGTAGCGGCTTCCGCACCCTTCTCCAGCAAGCGTCCTGTAGCAAATCGCTCAAGACTTCCTTCAACGATGGCCGCGCCAGTAGCGGCAGCTACGTCAGCAACGGTTGCTTGATCTAGCGTTTTGTTGTCATTAGCCAGACGTTCATTCAGGATCTCGTTAGACCGTGTGGCAATGTACGGAAGCGGTACAGTCACAGCCGCAGCCATGTCCGGAGCAGACGTAATTACGCGCTCAACGATGAACGGCACAGCAGTCAATGGGTTATCAGCCAAGTCACCGAGTTTGGTACTCGGCTCATAATTAATCTCTCGACCCCATTCGCGCAGACTGTTCGCCCAGTCGAACATGTACTGCATCTGATTTTCTTTGCGAACTTCTTCCAGAGATGGACGCTCTACACGTACGCCCTCTTTGTCTGCAACAACGCGGGTATCAAGGACAGGAGCCTTCTCAGCGATGAAGTCACCGATGGATTCACCAGCGCGGGCCGCGAGTTCAATACCTGATCCAAGAAGTTCTGCACCACGACCCAATGCGCCCATGAACGGGTTGGAAGTGGTTTCGGGTTGAGGCGGAGCGGCTTTAGTACCGGGGACTAGACCGCGCTTACGCGCTTCTTGTAACAGTGCGGCTTTATCAGGCGGCAGGATGCCACGACGCTCTGCTTCCAGCAAAAGTTGCAGGTTAGCCATGTGCTTTACTGATTCAGAGCGGCCAGCAATTCTTCATCCGACATCTGTGTAGGATCTGATACTCCTCCGGTAGGTGCTTCAAAGTCCTGCCCCAACGAAGCCGCTTCATAGTCTCGTCGTGCTTTGGCTTCAGCAGCCCGTGCTGCTTGAAGTGCTGCTCTAGTCTCAGCCGTACCAGATACAGCATCAGCCTCTTGAGCCTTTCTTAGCGCAGTGGTCGCGTTTCTATAGATATTTTGATAGTAACTTATCTGTGACCGATTCCCTGCACCGCCACGACCTGCATTCATATCGCTTATGAGACGGCGAATCTCACCATAAGTCGGGTTCGGCTCACCGTTCTCCAAGTACATCGGAGTAGTACGCAACGCTTCTTGCGCCCGAGCCAACGGCGAATCTTTCTGAATCCGCGCCACTTCACGTGCCCTTGCCGCTGCGTCTTCTCGGTCTTTGTCACCCTCAACATCTTTAACGTACTCAGAAACTTTCGTATCTCGCAGTGTGTTAGCAGCCGCGAGCTTTGTCTTATAAGCGTTAATATCGCCTTGCTTGAGAGCCTCACGAGCTTCTTGGCGCAGAACTTTCTCTTCCGCTGCCTTTTCTTTAGCAGCATTAACTTTCTCGCGGCTGGCGCGTTTGCGCTCAACCGCCTTGGCTTTACTCTTAGCCATAGCAGACACGAGATCACCTGCGTCGGAACCGGCTACGTCTGCCCAGAACGATTCTTCGTTGAGCGCAGCTTCTTCACCGGGCAGTAACCCGGCTCGTTGCTCAGCTTCTTTAGCCAATTCATCACGCATTTCAAGAGACTTAGCATACGGACCAAGCCCGGCTTCTTTAAGTTCTGCGTCTTGTTTAGCCAAGAACGCAGCGCGTCCTTCCGGAGTCTCAAGCGCCATCTGCTCACGCATCGCTTGTTGCGCTAACTCTTCATACGACTTAGGCAGCGTATACAGTTGGGGCGTGATGGACTTCGGCGCTTCAGGCTGACCGCCCTCTGCAAAAGCCACGATACCGCCCATGTTGAAGCCTTGTGGATTATCCATTACTCCTGAATCTAATGAGGCAATACCGCGATCCATCGGGTTTTGCATTTCTTCGTAGTAACTCGTCGGACCACCAAGCCCAGCAACACCTTGCTGACCGCCAACAATAGACGACTCAAGATTGTTAAGTTGTTGCTTTAAGTTGCCGCCTTGCGGAGGTTGAGCCGGTGTTTGCTTCAGTCGCTCAAACTGTTTGAGCAGCGCGTACAAATCTACAAGCGGAGCAACGCCTGTTGCAGCCTGACTCTTTACGTACTGGATAGCCTGATCCACAGGCATACCCTTAGCCATCGCTCCTTGGAGCGAGGAGAGCATCGTCTTACCAGTTTCGCTTACCGGACCAATCATGGTTTAACTCCCGAAAGATCCAAACAATCCGCCAACACCGCCAGTCAAACCTGCTATTTGCTGGAAGGTACTCGGACCCTGCGTATAAATGTTACGAGTCTCAGCAGACGACGGAGTGCCGCGCAGCAAGTTCGACATGAACTCCAACTGCTTGTACGGGTACGTCATCTCATCAATGAAGCGTTGGTAGTTCGACTCCAACATCTTTTGCTTCAGTGCTTGCTGCTGGGCACCAGCACCCATCTGGGCACCGAGAATACCGGCTTGCTGCTGATACTGCTGTTGACCCAACGAACCAAGCTGACCGGCAGCGGCCAACTGTTGTTGAAGACCTTGTAGACCAAGACCCGCACCAAACTGACGGGACTGCTCACCCAACTGCGTACCGGCAAGACCATACTGAGCGCGAGTTGCAGCATCCTGCATCGCTTGTTGTGATGCCTGTTGAAAGGCATTCTGAAGTCCAGTTGCCTGAATGTTTTGCAACTGTTCGTTTAGATTACGTTGCCCTTCCGCTTGAAGAAGCGCCTCACGAGTACCACCACGACCACCCACTCGGGCTGCGGCTGCACCCATGCCCGGAATCTGCCTTCTGTAATCTTGAACTGCTTGTTTCTTTTGCTGTTCAACCACGCCCTGCATGTACGGAGACATGTAAGCATCTAAGCCGCCCCGCTGCATATAAGGCGATTGATAATACTCTTGCTGACCAAGCGGGTTGTACCTAGCAAGATTCTGCGCTTGAAGCGCGGCCAGCCCCGTGAAGCCAGTTGCTTGAGAGGTCTGCGGAGAGACCTGCATACTTGACAGGTCATTATATGCTCGCGTCTGAAGAGGGCTTTCCCCGGCTACTAGTTCGCCGCCGTAGGGCTGGAACCCGGACTCAAGAAGAGGTACTTTTTCCCCCTTTTGATTTAAAATCGGTTGTCCAGTAACTGGATTAGTCGCATAAAGCGGTTGTCCTGTTTTTGGATCAATCTTCTGCTTTGGGTACGTGAGCGCCGCGCCAAAACCCAGTATGTCAGTGGCGTAAGCTTTTGCCCACTCTGGAATGTTGGACGTAATCTGGGTTGTAGTGGTCGGAGTCGTAGTAGACATCTTTGTACCCTCTATCGCCGCTTCTTGGCGGGCGTTGCACGGGGCAGGAACTTATCGGGGTTTACTTGGGGGGCTTGCTTGCCGGTCCCCGTTCGCGCACGACGAATCTGCTCCATCATTTTATACAGTTTTTTCGCACCTGCCTCGGTTGATCCGTTGCCAAGATGCGACACCACATCGGCGGGGATGACAAACTCACCGTCTGCCAAAGCCGCTCTCTGCACCCCCTTACCTCGGATTACGGCAGGGATGTCATCAGACATACCATCTCCCGGTCCACGTAAGAGCTTACCACCTGCCTGATATTCAGGCATCGACGGCATACCACCTTGAGCAAACCCAAAGTTGTATCCATCAACCGGGTTCATAGCCCCGCCTAGACGGGGATCACGGGTCGGCAAGGAGGCGATACCGCCGGTTTGATACTTCTTAGTTCTCTTCACGGTGTCTCCAGAGGCCATGTATCGGGGGTCAATTTCCATCATTCGGATGTCTTCACTGCCTAATCCTTTAGGCATTTCGGGGATACCGAACATCTTAAATTTACCCATCATACTGTCAGAAGGAGAACTAAATTCAGCAGTACTTTCTACTGATCCACCGGCAGCATACTGCCCCCATCTGTACGCATACGGGTCGTTATCGTAAGAGTATCCGCAACCATTTGGACCTTCTGGATACAGTTCTCCAAAACTACCTAAGCACATTCCGGGCGGAACACATATTTGTAAATAACCGTCGTAAGTACCGCCACTACGATCACAATCAAGGCGTGCGGCATATTCAGGATCAACATCTTCCGGGCATGGATCGTCTTTGTAGACCATCGCACCGCTTCCGCACTGCTTAAACCTATCCGTTGCTTCTGGACCTTCCCCGCGCTTATAGCACTTGTTGTCATTAGGACTGCGTTGTTGTCCGTCAGGGCAACCGTCATCTGGCACGCAAGGGTTTACGCCCGGAAGATTTTCAAGAGTCGTGTCATAACGATATCCGTCAGGACACTTTGTTACTCCCGGAGGACATTTACCATCTGGGTAATCTTCTGGGAAGGAGCCGTCACTGCATCGCGGTCGGTCAGGTATATCTTCCGGGCAAGTGTCATCTTTGTGATCGGTACTCTTACTGCCGTCATCACAGTAATAGAAAGTTACATCCGGTTTGACAATATTTGGCACGCAATATAACGGCCACTCTAAACCAAGCGCCTTTAAGTAGACGTTTTCTGTCGTGCCTTTTGGACAAAGCGACGGATTATTGCACCCCCAAATAGGATGAGGATCAGTGCCGTCTGGACAACGTTTCGGAATATCTTTCTGACGACACTTGCCGGTTATGGGGTCTCTAATCTCGCCTTGTCTGTATCCCGGACAAGTTTCTGAACCATCGGGTTTATCGCAGCCGTAGTACTCCACGGCAGGTGATCCGTCCGGACAGCCTCCGTTTGAGCAAATGCCGTTTTCGCCCGGCTGCCTACCGTCAGGGCACGGCCCCTTGTTTTCGCAACCGTAAACTGGATGGGGTTCAGATCCATCAGGGCATTTGCGAGTCGTATTACAGTTGCCGTTGGCATCCGGCATAGATCCGTCTGGGCACGGTCTAACCTTATTACAGCCGAAGATTGGGTCAGGAACTGAACCATCCGGACACGTTTTAGGCTTATCGCAGCCATAGACCGGATCAGGGTCTGAGCCGTCCGGACATTTACGGGTCGTATTACAGTTGCCGTTGGCATCCGGTAGAGATCCGTCCGGACACAATTTGGGCTTATCGCAGCCGTAGACCGGATCAGGGTCTGAGCCATCCGGACACTTTCTATCTTCCGGACATGATCCATTGGCATCCGGGAGTGAGCCATCTGCACATCGTCGGGGCTTATCGCAGCCGTAGACAGGATCAGGGTCTGAGCCGTCCGGACATTTACGGGTTGAAGGACAGTTGCCGTTAGCATCCGGCATAGACCCGTCCGGACACAATTTGGGCTTATCGCAGCCATAGATCGGATCAGGGTCTGAGCCATCCGGACATTTACGGGTCGTGGGGCAGTTGCCGTTAGCATCCGGCATAGATCCGTCCGGACACAATTTGGGCTTATCGCAGCCGTAGACAGGATCAGGGTCGGAGCCATCCGGACATTTACGGGTCGTATTACAGTTGCCGTTGGCATCCGGTAGAGATCCGTCCGGACACAATTTGGGCTTATCGCAGCCGTAGACAGGATCAGGGTCTGAGCCGTCCGGACATTTACGGGTTGAAGGACAGTTGCCGTTGGCATCCGGCATAGACCCGTCCGGACACAATTTGGGCTTATCGCAGCCATAGATCGGATCAGGGTCTGAGCCATCCGGACATTTACGGGTCGTGGGACAGTTGCCGTTGGCATCCGGTAGAGATCCGTCCGGACACAATTTGGGCTTATCGCAGCCGTAGACAGGATCAGGGTCTGAGCCGTCAGGACATTTACGGGTCGTGGGACAGTTGCCGTTGGCATCCGGTAGAGATCCGTCCGGACACAATTTGGGCTTATCGCAGCCGTAGACAGGATCAGGGTCTGAGCCGTCCGGACATTTACGGGTTGAAGGACAGTTGCCGTTAGCATCCGGCATAGACCCGTCCGGACACAATTTGGGCTTATCGCAGCCATAGATCGGATCAGGGTCTGAGCCATCCGGACATTTACGGGTCGTGGGGCAGTTGCCGTTAGCATCCGGCATAGACCCGTCCGGACACAATTTGGGCTTATCGCAGCCGTAGACAGGATCAGGGTCTGAGCCGTCCGGACATTTACGGGTCGTATTACAGTTACCCTCTGCATCGGGCAACGACCCATCTGGGCAGGTCTTTACGTCAGGTATGCAGAACCCTAACGCATCGGGCTTAGTGCCCGGCGAACACTCTTTAGCGCACGGATCAAGTCCTGCAAGGACGCGTGCGGCGATATATACGAAGCCTTCCTCGCAAGTCTTAGGCGGCGGAGGCGGTGGGGGTGGCGGAGGCGGTGTAACTTCTGGATAAGTTACGACTGGGCCGTAATTAGTAGTGCCTCGTCTTGGACTAGTAGAAAAGTAATCCCCCATATTGACCGGAGCACGGCCTGTAGGGGGTACAAGAAGTGAACGATACCAATCTGCAAGGTCCGGGCTGGCTATGCCGCCCGGTGGCACTTGAGGCAGACGAGTAAGCGGATCGCGGTTTAAATTGTCGCCCTGTTCTGAACCGGTGCTGATAGCACCAGTGCGATAGTAATCAGACAGGGCGGGAGCGAAAGGGCGGAGATTCTCGAAATACTTCCGCCTCCTTTCTTCTTCAGACTCCAAATCTAAATTGCTGGCCGTTTCCGATATGCCGCCTTCAGCAAAACCCTCTTCACCCGTAAACACATTAGTTTCAGGTTCGTAACCAGCAGGCTGCACCCGACTCAACGGATAAGAAGCATTAGGCCGAGGGACAATACCGCCCCCAGCCATAGCGTATCTCCTGTCACCTAAACCGCTTAGCGGCTCTGACCTAGGTGGAGCCGTGGGTGGAGGCTGTTGATACTGTTGCCCCGGCATCTGAGTCTGCGTCTGGGGCGGAGTAACAGGCGGCGGCCGAGTGTAGTCAGGGTACTGTGTTGTCGTACCTTGATCTGTATACCCGCCACCAATGAAATACGGCTGCCCCGGTTCACCAAAGCGAGGGTTAACCTGCCCACGGCTAAACTGCACGTTGCGATACTGCGTCGGCTCCGGAGTCGGGATGCCCGGACGCTGCCCCGTGAGCTTCTGCTCAGCCTTCTTAGTGGCATAGAGCATGATGGCATCCATAATTGGATCACCCGAACGGAACAGTCCTTGTTGTCCTTGCGGAGCCTGTCCTTGTTGTGCAGTACCGGTCTGACCGCCGCCCAGTGCTCGACCTAGAAGAGCATCAAGACCGCCCGTGGAAGGACTTCTCCCAAGCGGAGCCTCAACCGTAGGTTTGACATCCATCAGACCGGGCGCGACTTCACCAAAGTCATCAGCACCACGACCAGCTTCCTTATAGCCAACAGGACCGGCGATGCCGGGGATCTTCCTGCCTTGCTGCATTCCAGCCGTGATACCGCCAAGCAATTTAGTCCCAGCGTAGGCTTTCATGCCCGCCTCAAGGCCCTTTTGCAGGTCGCCCTTGATAGCGCCGTAGGCGGTACCGGCTAGAAGAGCCGTGGTTTGAGGATTAGCAAGGGCTGCGGTACCAACGTTCCTAAGAACTTTACCGGCTGAAGTGAAGAACTTCAGAATACTGTCTAGCGCCCCTGCCTCCGGAAGCCCGGTAATAGGGTTACGTTTAATTGGTAGCCCGTTAGCAGCGGCAAACTCTTCAAGAGTCCGTACTTCATCAGGGGTCATGTGGACAAGGGTTGTGTCCTTGCCACGGCCTTGAGCGGCTACAAGGGACGCTAGCCCCGCCGCAGGATATCTATCGTTCATACAACCCCCGTGGGGTAAGGTTTCTTAAATGGTATCACTCGTTGGCCTCGTAATTCGATACCCAAGTGACAGTCATGATGATGGACGGAATAGCCGGGATATTGCCCGTAGCGGCTACGTAAGGGATGACCACGTTGGTATCGGCAGCCTCCCAAGCCAACTCAAAGTAGTCCCCTGCTTCCATCACCAACACAAAGTTCCAAGCCGCCACGATCTCGT